TTTAATGAATACTATTGCCAAAATAAGCGTCATTCTCGAAGTTTTTGTAATTTTTGGAAGAGCCAGAAAGGCTGCCCTGATTTCACTCCTGAAACAAAAGAGCCATGACTAAGCCCATTGTCATAAGCGGACAGCCGCCCAAGGAGCGGAACACGGCGATGGCATTCGTGCCGATTGGAATGTACTGCAACAAGCGGCTGCAAAAGGCAGAGGCGGACAGCGTTGTGGAGTTCCGCGACGGCTGGCAGCGTGAAAAACGTGTGCTTTTGCGCAAATGCAAAGTTAATGTCAACAGCTCCGTTTTTGACTTCCTGCTGAAAAGCATCTACGGCGCGAATATGCGTTGGGAGGACCTGCGCAGACGTTGGGAAGCGTGGGCGGTCGTCGAGGGTATCGGCAAGGATGGCTTTTCTGACAGCGAAGTGCTTTTAATCGAGGTTGCACCCTATGACGAGGAAGCCTACAAAGCCGAGCAAGAGCGCAAGCGTCTTGAAGCCGAAGCCCGGCAAAAGGCGGCGAAACGCGAAAAAACGCTCAAAGAGATTAAAAAAGGAACGTATCACCACCCCGATGTAATTGACTAATTCAACTGATTCAGATTAAATCAGCGTTTTCCAGTCAGTCCCATCGCCGCCTTTCTTTGAAACTCTTATGCCATTGTTGTTAGATATTTCCAGGACATACTGCCCAACCCTAACGCCAAAGTAACATGACTTCCCTCCATAAAACTTGAACGTCCCGTTAGATGACACAATAGATTGTCCGTTAGGGCCGATAGTAATCATATCCGCAGGGCGGCTAAATTTACAATCCAAATGCCCGGTAATAGTAGCTGTTGTCCGTTTTGGATTTATCGGATAAGCGCCGTCGGCGTTAACGATGCCGATAATCAAGTCCCATAGTCCTGCCGCAGGGATGTATAGCTTATTGCTATCGCTAAGGGTAATTTTTGCCGTAGATTGAGTGCTTCCAGCAGAAAAACTGCTAAGGATAGGCGACCCGATATCTGTTGTCGAGTTGGCTTTACGTATGCTCAGACTGAGTTTCGGCATTTCGTATGACCCGTTGCCACCGATAACACTATTGATTTTCACCTCAATACTACCGTCGTTTATATATGCCGATGATGGTATGTTGCCACCATTAATAGGAATGGATATCGGGAATTGCACGCATGACAGCCAGGCATTACCTTGAGTGGAATAGTCACAGTCGAGGTTATATATCGGCAGATTTATAATAGTACCGCTGCTTACCGACAAGACATCTCCCTGTATCTGTTCATTGATAAGTTTAACCCGAGGGATACCATTGGAGATCATATACAGTCCGTCAGAAAATAGCTTAAGGATGTCATGGAGCCCAATCGCCACATGGTCTTTCTCAAAGCGAATCAGGTTGCCAGAGGCATAGCCGGTGCCGTCGTGACGGAATGCCATTTTTGCACCATTGCCAGGCGAAACCTGCTCGTCAATACATTTGCCGCCTGTCCATATCGCCAACCCTGAGCCGGGGGCATCCTCATCCACCGCGCCGTTGATTCCTGACATTTCATTAAAATTCCCATTGCTGTCTGTCGTGCCGAGGCTTATGTAGGTTGTAAGAATCAGACCACCTGCTATTGTAGTGGTTTCCTGCAAAGCTTTTATCAGGTAGCTATTGTCGAGTGGCGACCGTTCCCAGGCCGTAGCCAGGTTGCCGCGTTCAAGCTTGAAGCCGTTCAGCAGGACGGTTGTCGACCCTCCGTCGATTGTTATTATCAGCTGGAATCCTGACTGTATTCCTGACGTCAGCCGCTTAATACTGAATGGCGCCACGACCTTTTTCCACGCAATGTTATTTACCACAAGGCTTTCAAGTACCGACACTACCTTATTGCCGATTTTAGCGTCTATGGATATTTGAGGATATAAGGACGTGATGATTAAACCTGTCTTTACATAAAACGACAGTACATAATCATCGGCCACATTTTGTGTAGCTATCTCCTGCGAGATATTGTAGTAATTATTCGATGTCACATTTACCGATAGTGACCTACGCCCGTCCAACGAGTTATTTAGCCCGTTTACTACTGAGAATGATGCCTCAGGGGTTAAAGCCCATTCTTTAAAACCTTTGGAAAAGTCGGTATTGCGCAACATGTTTACGCCGCCTACCGACAGCGACGCTAATGATGTATTCGTCAGTTCAGTGATGTAGTCAAGCATGGTCTTATCTCCGATGGTGCTTTCGACAGCGATATTCCCTTTTATAGTTAGCTTGCCATTCCTGAACTCGATAAATTCGTTATCCTTGTCGCCAAGGAAGAATCTCGCTTTATTCTCATAAGACCCATTTTGCCTGCCGACAAAGAAATACTCTGTCCCGTTGGAATTAACTGAATTTAACCCCTCTATGTAGCGTTCATATCCACCTCCTATTACGTCTCTGATTATCACATAACGACGTTGCGGATCGGTGTAGCTGCCATATTGCACTATTATGTCTCCTTCAGCGGGGGTTCCACTGCCGTTGACGCCGGTATCAGTCGTCCCATCTTCAAGGATTACAGCCTCATATCCTTTTGTGAGTGTTACCGACTCACCATCGACAGCAACGACTCGCCGCTTGTAGAATTTTAGCGCGTCTTGTGAGTCTGACGTTATGGCGTCGGCATTGAAACGATGGCACAATGCCACATCTCCCTCACGGAATAGGTTGGCTATTGTTCCGTTTTTTTGGTCGAAGTAACAGACATAGCCGTCTTTAGTTTCAGCCACACGGTTAATTTCCATGCTTGCTGTCGACTCGACTATCATACCACCTCTGGCTGTAATCTGATTAATCACAAGATTGTTGACCTGCATCTCCTGTCGTATGTTAAGCTTGTCAACCTCCAGTACCCAATTGCCATTTTCATCTTTGAAGAATCCCCAACCAGCGCCTCCAACGATACCGCTACGGAAGCTCAGGGATGTAAGCAACGATGCAAATTCAGTCGGAGACATCGAGCGGTCGGGCATTCCGTCTTTGCGCAGGTAGAGTTTGTCGCCCACCATCTTGACAATCTGCTCGATGTTGGATAGCGAACCGACCTGTTTACTGAGGGCGCTGATTTCGCCTGATATTAAGTCCATAGTGGAGGCAGTGCCATCGAATTTGTCTGACAGTACTACCTCAACGTCGGGAATTATCCCGGCATCATCGCTTGTCGGTTCATTGTAGATGTATTTAATCGACTGGATAAAGCGGGTTTCCTGGTGTGCACCATCGATAAACCGCTTGTCATATATCTTGCATGAGCATCCGGGCCTTAGTTTGGAGATTAACGTTTGGGCTTCGCCGGCCTGTTTGTTGTGAATCCTCACTTTGTCGAGACTGACAACTATTGCAGGGTTGATTTCGCGGGTTTCCAACAGTTTATCTGATTTGGATTGGTCGACGCGTTCCTCGGCCCAAAGCACATATTGGTGTAGCAGGTCTATGCCTGTGAATATGATATGGTCGCCAGCTTTACCTTGCCGCATAGTCGATGGGACATATAGTCCGAGTGTCTCCAAATCGGCATCGCTTTTGGCGAGCGTTAACCGCCATTCCGACGGCACGCCTTTAAACGATTTGCTTGTATCATAATGAACGCCATCTTTTATGATGGTAAACTCATAATCCTCCGACATTCCCAGCATACCGTCTGAAAACGCAACTTTGGCCTCATTGCCCTCATGATCGCCGAGAATCGGGCGCCATACCCGCTCGACATATTGCTCTGCTGTCTCAGATGCAAGTTTAAAACTGCCCCACAAATTCTTTATCCAGATGTTAAAAGTGTTGCCCCATTGCTCGGATATGACAGCCGGTTTAATTTTGGCTTTTGGGAAATCGACCGTTACCGTTACATCGCGCTCCGATGTGTTGTGTAGGTTGAGGTTAATGCGGCAATAGTAGGTGCCTGGCTGCAATCCCACCGCGCTGACCTCGGCATAACTCGATTGGTCAATGGCTACTGTTGTTGTCTTCTCGACTACGATTAATTTGCTGTCGATGTCGTGGGTTACATAGTTTTGTCCAAATGTATGGCGTTGCCATGTCGCCTTAATTGTCCTCTCCCCCTCATCAAAGTTGGCCGTCGTACCTTCATCAACGCTAAATTCACGACTGATTACCGAGATAGAGCCTCGGCTGTTGGCCGCTATCTTGCATGTCCCTGAATTGACATTAACGGTGCGCTCGGTCGCGGTCGCCTCGGCTGCTTGCTCTACATCGTCACTTGTGATCTGCTCTACATCGATGACCTCGTCTATACGACCGACGTCAGGGTTATCATATTCAGGGTCTATACCTTGTATTGAGGGATATATATCCTCGTTGCTCTCAACGCTGTCCAATATCGGGCCATACTTATCGATTGACGAGCCTGCTTTAACCCATGGGGTGTAATTGGGAAATATAGCTATCTGTTTATCTCCATTCTGCGGTTCGGATACTATCTCGTCGGCAACAAATTCAACGGGGGTAAACACTTCGTCATCATGGCCTTTTTTGTAAGCCCAACTGCTTGCGGCATAGTTAGGGTCATAAGGCTCGACTTTGATGGCTACGTTAGATCCATAGGGTTTTATCGGCGTGCCGTCAGATTCTGTGAGCTGCCTGTGCTGATTGGTCTTCCATCCTTTTACATAGTCGCGGAAAGTCTTGCCACGCAACTCTGAGAAGTATATGTTGCGTAATTCTGGGATCCAGTCGGGGTCGGCCGGGAAGGTAGGGTTCTGCGGATCGACATCTTTGAAGTAGCGGTAAGGCAGATTCTTTGATCCGCCACGTCCAAGCATCATATTACAAATAGCCACGTCCTGGACTTGATGCTCAATCTTTAATAATCCACCTTTGAATCCATATTCAAATATGTGGTCGACCTCTGTTATAGGATAACCCACTTTAATGACATAATGATTGATGTCCCCGTTAGGTTCAATCCACCATCGCACGTCATAAAGCTTGTAAAGCTCTGTAAGCACGTTCCAATTTTTAGAGTTGTTTATCTCAACATTGGTAGGGTCGGGAGAGCCCGACCATTGTGGGTTCAGGTCGATTGTAATTGTGTCGCCGTAGTAATAATTCAGCACTTTACCAAAGAGGTCGCAGAAATCTACCAGATTTAAGCTTACTGTGGCCATATACCTGTCAGGCACGACTGTCCCTGTTTCGACAGCCGGGAGAGAGAAAAAGTACCAACGCTTAAGTTGCCACACTGCCCAATGCTGGAATGTAAGGTCGACTGTTGAGTTGAGCGATGTATTCTCCTTTGTTGCTTGCGGCTTGCGTAGCGGCATGATGTATTTGGCGCCCATAAACTCGACCTCCCAATCCTTTGAAAAGTCAGGTGTTATATCCCCATCTATCTTAACCTGTGTAGTGATGACCCACTCGCCCATGTCTTGCAAAGAGCATTCGGCTTGACTTAGTGTGGCATATTTGGGCAGATTAAGCTCCTTGATATCCTGAATCATTTGCTTGAACAAAAAAAATAGTTTATATTTGTGCTGTCACTCTCCAGTGTGTGACGTTCCAATAGGGCTTTTCTCTTTTATAGGGGATTCCCTATTTTTTTATTTACACACTCAACCATTGTCGCATCGCCGATGTATCGGACATGCTGGTTGGTGTCCTGAGCATCTTGACATTGCTTCTGAAATAGCAGACATTTGATATTCGCTCCATATCCACAGCCTCGCCATCGGTGTTTTGCTTGGTGCGGCGGTATATCGCGATGCCGTAACACACTCTCGATGTGAGTCCTCCAATTGCCGGGATGACAGTCCTCGACGACTGCGCTTTCTTGATTTTTACGACAGGGCGTGATTTTGTTGCCGTCAATTCCCAATATATTGAATTTAGTATGCTCTCGCCGTTGAGGATATCAGGAGTAAATGCTTCGACCAATTTGCCCTGGGAATTAAGCTTGAACGGGATCAGCCCGTTGGCGTTTTTGTAGACAACTTGCCAACGGTTTCTACGCCGTGGATTTTTAAGTGTAATTGAGCCTCGGTTTGTCCTCGCGGCGCCTCGTCTTAACAGGCATGGGAACTCGTCGCTCGTTAATGTACGCGATGTTTTTACATATAGAGAGACTCCATCCGTCTCCAATGTCATAGGTAGTGATATGTCGTCTTGACAGTTGCCGTCTTTTAGGCTGAAATTACACAATGACGGGTTGCTGACACGGATCTTCAGTTCCACCTCGGCGCAGTCCATCACTCTCCCGTCATGCCGGCGGTAAAACTCGGTCGGCTCGGCGATTGGCTCAGGAAGTCCGACGATTTTGACACGGTTGTAGTCATTATAAAAAGTTACCTCCTTGTATGTGCGTATGTCGCTGCCGGCGGTGCGAGTGTACAGCGCCTTATTGAACGCTGCTATTTTAGCATTGACGTTTGTCAAATTTCTGTTTGGGGCCTCAATCAGGAACGTTACTTTATAGTCGAAAGCATCAGGCACTGTGCGCGGGTCGGTGTGCTCTCCGGCTTCTTCGGCATAGCTTGAAGTTGGCCGTCCCTTTATCGGGGCTTCTGTCCGCTTGTCGGCATCCATAAAGATAAATCCCCATTTGGCAAAGGTGTCTTCAATTGGCCCGTCCCCTATCTGTAATCGTACCTTAATCATTGTCTATCGGCTCATATTTTAACGGGGGATTCTGTGCAGGCTTTCGGCGGGTGCAATTCTCCTTGCCTCTGCCGTACTCGCGGAAACATTTCCACCCTTTGTAATATTGAACTTCTTTTTCAAGTTCACCGATTTGCTTCGTGTCCTCGATACGGGCTTCTTGCAGTTCGCGGATTTTGGCTGTCTTGTCGGCAATTATTTCCTCTTTTGCCTCACACGCCTTTATCAGCTCGTAATTCTGCTTGTTCAGCTCCGCGTTTGAAAGCCTCAGTTCCTCGATGCGCTCCTTGTACAGATGGAACTCATCGGTATCAGTCTCAATCTCTTTCTTGTCGGCCTCCGATTCATTGATGCGTCTGTTGCTTTTGCGGTTAATGCAATATTTTATCGCATCCCAACCGCCAAGCGCAGCCAATAGCCCAACTATTGTGGTAATAAGATTTCCCCAATTCATACCAGATTAGATTTATAATGTGTGAATTTCACATATCGATTGTCTCTTGCGCTCACGTCGTTTTTCCCAAACGTATAAATCGGTACAACGCTCCGTTCCATCTTCTTTTGGGGCTTGACATCTCCGGTGCCGACAATGTGAAGCTTGCATCCGTTGGCGAGATACAGCATAGGGATTATCGCTTTCCCGACATTCAACCCTACTCTAATAGTGCCTGTACAGTGGTGGAATATGTAGGTCTGTAGTTCATTTAATAACTCGCCGTGGAATTTCTTGCATACATACACCCCTTTATCTTCACATTCTGTGAAATTCTCAGTAAGCGTCTGCAAGTCGGGAAAACCTCGTTCCAGGCACCAGTCGGGATTAGCCACATAGTAGTCCACAAGTCCGGCTATATCACAATCTTGCATTTTTTCATAGCCTGGCTCGCAGATGCCCTTATCCATTGCTCCGGAAATAAGTCGTTTCTTAAGATCCTCCATATTCTTGATTTTATACAGTGCAGGGGTTATGATAGTTAAGGTGTCATGAGATATTGGTGGTGGAAAGCTTCTTGATATCAGAGCCGACGACAAAATAGACGCCATCGGTTTTACCGACATTAATGACCGAGCCTGAAGGCGGTTGTTGGTTGACCCACTTTTTTGTGACCGGGTCGGCGTAGCGCCACACATTTGATGAGCCTGAATACGACTCCGCGCTTTTGAAATAGCAGCCAAGATATTTGTCATCGGTGACATCTGAGCCTACTGTCGGCGCCCATGTAACGGAAGTAACCCCTGATGATGTCGGCCCTGTGACGTTTGTCCCCATTATATTGACGACAGCCGCCTTACCGTAAAATACCGTCGGGACTCCATTGAAATTGGCGACCCGTGTTTTAAGACTGTTTTCCAACGAAGCGACATCATCATCGGTAAATAGCGGTATCTGTTTTGTCAAGACCCACGGTGTTGTATATGATGTTATTCTCCATATATATGGTTTATTTAGCTCGTCTGATGGCACGGTATATAGCCAGATGCTATGGGAGTCTTTTCCAAGGACTGTCCCTGTGGCGAAATCGTAGGACGAATTGGTAGAGATTGAGATTATATCACCGACTTTGACCGCATTGGTTGAGCCTGTCGTAAAAGTATTTGTCTTTATATTCAGAGTTACGGAATGTGTGACCGGTATACTATCTTCGATTGGCTTTAACAGTGACTTTATATTCTCCACGAGCCTTTTCAGGCCGTTATAGTCAAGGAATTTCATAACAGAATCGGTTTATGGTTGATGATAGGTAAAACCAGGGACAGCGCCCGAAGTTGAGTAACAGGCGCTGCCCCTGATGAGTTACGCGGCGACGATAGCGTCGATTTCGGCAGTGGTTATGGCAACCAAATCGGCAGTGTTGAGCTTGCTGTCTAATAACTCGGTAAGCTCATCGTTGGTGGGGAGAGCGGCAAGTTTGCTCTTCTCGTTGCTGGTGTAATCGTTGGTTGAGAGGCCTTTCCCTGTCACCTTGTCAACCTTGCCGTCAAGAGCTGTCTGTGTGGCCGTCGAGATTGGTTTGTTAAGGTCGGAGGTGTTGTCGACATTGCCCAGGCCTACGTCTGTTTTAGTTAAAGTGACATCACCTGTTTTGCTGGCTACCGAAGTGACGGCGTTTTTTTGCGCTCCGGCTTCGATACCGGCCAATTTTGATTTGTTGGCGGCCACATCAGCGAGTACGGGAGCTAAGGTCTGTGTGTCCTCGATCCCATCAAGGAACGCTACTATCTCGTTAAACTTGTTGATATTGCCGTCTTTGTCGGAGTCGATGAGCTTTTCCAACGCGGCCAGGCGAGTATTGATTTCGTTCAACCCCTCGGTTGTGGCTGTGGAATTGAGTTTAGCGAGCAACTCCGAGGTGAAGTTTTCCTGAGAAAGGCCCATGCCTTTGAACCCACGGTCGTACAGTTTTTTTACAAGGTGAGACAACCCTGCGTAATCCAAAAATTTTTTAGTAGCGGCTTCTGCCATAGTAGTAAAAATTTAAAGGTTATTAAATAATGGATTATATGTTTATCGTTTCCGATAAAGTCAGATGAATTGACACGCAAACATGTTTTTCACAGCGCATCAATGATAGAGTCTATGTCTTCGGATGAGATAGATCCTGAACCGGATGGAGGTGTGTCACCACCTCCGATATCACCGCTATCCCTATCGCGAACAAGCACTTTGCCACGAGTCACTTCTGTGCGTGAGCGGACAGTGACCTCAATCCCGGCGGGCTGACGCACTTCAAATAGGATGTTGGGGCCATACTCGTTGTTGAACTTGGCTACCGATACATCTTCCATATCTGGAATGGATGCACGCACCCATACCTCCGAAGACTTCCGGCGCTCCAGTTCAACCACCGCTTTCCCGGTTGATATGAAAGTCGCCTCATAGGTACCATCTGTTACCTTTCTGAAATTAAGTTCGCTTATCATGTCAAAATCAGATTTGTAGGTTATCGTTTACATCGTCTTATTTTTTTTATCAGCCACCAGATGGCGAATCCCAGCCCGATAGCTCCAAGCCCCATCGCCACCCCGCCTACAGACATTTTCGCTCGCTCCCACCGAGATAGCTCTTTTACCACGGGGTAAGGTTCTTTGATGTGGACAGTATCGGCTGTTGCGCTGTAAACGGTATCGGTCAGTTTTTTATACCGGAACCGATCACGATATTTAGTGATACGCACAGTGTCGCCGCTTACATAGACAAATACCGAGTCGCGTTCGGTCACTGTGTCTATCTGCGCTTGTGTTATCCGCAGTGTGTCGGTGTGATATACCGTTTTGCTCTCAGCAGGTTCATAAACTGTGCGTGTACATGAGCAAAAAAACATGGCAAGGATGAAAACTCCAAGGAGCATACCCAGTGCGCACTGTGCCATCCCAGATAATATGTCACGTATGTTATCCTCTTTCATATCTTTGCATATTCTGTTTTGGCGTCAAACGATGGACAGTCTTTATTAGAAAAATCACGATGCCCATATATCTTGGCATGAGGATATTTGCGGCGTAGCTGATTTAACAATTCCACCATTGCCCTTTTTTGTGCCGGGGTGCGTGTGTCTTTGGGTGTTTTGCCGTCGGAGGCACAACCTCCGATATAACAGATGCTAATAGATTGGGTGTTATGTCCGGCACAATGCGCCCCAACCTGGAACACGGGTCGTCCATTGTGGATGCTCCCGTCACGGTAGATTATATAATGGTACCCGATATCGCTCCATCCATTGCCTTTTGGCTTGGGAAGCGTGTGCCACTGTCTTATTTGCTCAACCGTGTAGTCTTTGCCCTCTGGAGTGGCAGAGCAATGGATGATAATTTCAGAGATGTTACGGTCATGGGATGATGACCATATTAATTTTCCCCAGGTCTTTTCTCCGGCTATGCCATCGACGGCAAGCCCGTTGGCTTTCTGAAAAGCACGTACAGCCTCGTCGGTTATCGGGCCGAAGATTCCGTCTGCGACCAGGTTAAGCCTGCTTTGCAGGGCTTTTACGTCAGGGCCTTTACTCCCAAGCTTAATTGTTGTCATTTCGTTCAGATTGCGATGTCGTCTTCTCTTTTTTTCAACAGTTGCCGCGCTTTGACTTTGCATTGCTCACGGTAATCTTGGTATTCAGCATATTCTTTTTGTCGTTTCTCGGTAATGTTAGCGTCGATGTTTCCATAGCGCAAATATACTAATAATCGAACAATAAGCAACAATAAATTAAAGTAAAACTTTATATATTACAGGAGCCGGTATCACATATATACCTGTATTCCGTGCGAGCTTTTTGTCCCCCGTGGGACGACGACACGGTGAATATCGGTAGCCATAGCGGTGCAACGCTCTGCAATCTTCCGGCACTCGACGACCGTCTCTGCCGTGTTGCGCTGTATCGCAGCGTAGTGATCCATTGCCTGCTGCTGCCAGTCAGTCCATCCTGCGGTTGTGGAGGGCAGGGTAGAAGTTGTCCCCACCTCCATTAGCGCACGCATCGCCGTGATATTCTCAGATATCACCGGTATCGGGCTTACATAATACATCAGCGTATTGCCTATAACAGCCACGTTGTTCATCGTTTCCTCGCTCGCGCCGGCGACATCGCGCTTTATCCCGGTATATTCCCCCTCGGTGCTGCCGATAGCCTTGCTAAGGTCTATGCCTCGCGCTTTCATCCCCTGATACCATGTTTCCAGCGCATTTGAGATATCGTCGGTCAACGGGCCTATCTTCCCCAGGGCGTATGCGACTACATCGTCTGCCGAAGCTCCGTTACTGTACATTTTGTCAATCTCGTCAAAGAATGGTTGCATGGCCGACTGCACAAGCCTTGCTGTCGCGCTCTCGACAATCATGTTTTTAATCATGTCCTGAAACTTCTCCTGGATGGCTGCAGTGGTGTCTCCAAATGAAAGTTTTGCATCGAGCCATGCTTTTGCAAAGTCGCGGGCGGCAGATGCGACATCAGTGCCCATCATCTTCTCGGCAAGCTTCCCCTGCATGTCGGCGATTTCATCCATCGTGTCGCGGTAGGCGTCCTCATACTCCTTGGTCTTTTCCTTGTCTTCCTTCTTGCCTTTGCTCCGCTCCGCATCGGCCTGCGCCTTATAGGCCCTTGCTTGTGCTTCAAGGATTCTCTGCTGCTGGTTGAAGTTGCTGATGTAGTCTGAGCCGAGTGCCTTTTCGGCGGCTTTTTCCAACCGGCCATAGGTATATTCCAACTGGTCTAACAGCTCCTGCTGCCACTTAATCTCCTTGTTGGCTTTCTTGATTTTACCGGCGGAGAAAAGGTTTGTGAAGCCGACAAACATCTTGGGGATAGCGGTCAGTACTGAACTTACAACGCCAATAACATTGCTGTCCACGGCCGACTTCACAATGTCATGTATGCCACTGGCTACATCACCAAGAGCCGAAGCGATGTCGTTCCAATACTGCACATCTTCCTCGTCAGCACCCATAGCTTCGGAAATGCTTGCAATTGCCGACGCTATATCACTGCCCCAGTTCAACATATTGAGAAGCTCGTTAGCCGACAGCCCGATTGCGTCCTCGACTTTCTTCCAATTCTCGGCGACCCGTTCCGCTTCCTCTTTCTCGCGTTTAGTATAGTTGACCATCTGCTTGGCTCCGGCTATCTGTGCTTCGGTAGCGCTTTTGTCTGCATTAACCTTGGCAAGTTCTTCTTCTGCTTTCGTGTATGCTTCCGTCCACTTCAACATATCCGCGTCAGCGGCGTCACGGCTCTTGTTGCCGCGGGCGTCGCCCTTCGTGCGAAGCTGCCGATACTCTTTGATGCTGTCGATTAATGTCTTGAACGGATTGCGTTTTGTGAGTTGGTCGTCTATCTCGTTCAGCCGGCTCTGCAATTCTTTGAGCTGTGTCGGGTCGAGATTTTTCCACTGCCCCTGCATTGACTGTAAGCGGGCTTTCATGTTGGTTAGCATTTTTGTCGAAGCATGGTCGAGGTCGTCGAACATCTGGATGTATATTGGCGAGTCTTTGAACGCCTCATATTGCAGCTTGGCTATTTCCTCTGCCTGCTTGCGCTCGAATCCGGCAATCATCTCCGAGCTGTCTGCCTGGCCCATCTGCCCGTTTGCCATCGCAGCTTGTATGCGTTCAATCTCCGTTGATGTACGCCGGTAGACGTCAGTTAGCTTGTCACCGTAGGTCTTGGCTTTTTCAATGGCTTTCAACCAACCCTCGATGGTTTTGGCAAAATCCTTATCTGCGTTGTCAGAGAGTTTTATCAGCTCTTGATATGCCTTGCTCTCTATTCCGCCAAGGGCATCTTTCTGTTCTTCGGCAAAGCGACGGAGCTTTTTGGCATCAAACGTGCCGTCAGCTCTGAATATCGAGTAGTCGAACTTGGCCGATGTCGGCTCTACAAGTTTCTCAATCTGCTCCCGGATTTGTTTGTTGAGGTTGTCGCCGTCCTCGCCGTAGACATTGACCGACAGCCGCGCTGCGAGTTTCACGTCGCCGGTCTGCGACAATATTTTGTTGTAGAACTCTCTCGCCGTCTTGGTGCGAGATATGCGGTCGGCAAGCTGCTTGATTTTAGTTTCAATAGCCTTTTGGTCTTCCGCAGACACATTGTCAGACATCTTCACAGCAAGTTCAATTGCCGCTTTTTTACCGCCTTTAAGCCCTTTGGCTGTATCCATCACCTTGCGGACAGCTTCAAGATACTCGTTAAGCTCTTTGGCATTGGTTGGTGTTTCGAGATGTGGCAGCTTTATACCCGCTTCCTTTGCGACTTGTTCAGCATATTTGACCGTCTCCTTATATGTGGCATTAACTTTATCCAAAGCCTTTGTCCTCCCTGCTTTCTTCTCCCAATCCGAATACTCTTTGTTCAGCTTCTCGGCGAGTTGCACCATCTCATTGAGTATTTGCAGGCGGTTGTCGGAGCGGCTGCCGCCACTGGGGCCATTAGGTGTTTGTTGGGGCAGCAAGTATTCGTCAATTGCTGCTAATCCTTGTATAAGACCCTCGGCTTCCTTTTTCATTTCGTCAACATCAATACCCATTAGCTTCAATCTCCATTTTTCGATTAACCCATATTTCGCAATTTGGACTTCATAAGCATGTATGTCGTTTTGTAGTTTGGCAAGCGTTTCGGCAAGATTTTTCCTATGGTCTTTCAAATCACCTTGACCATCCCATAAATATCCCCTCATTTTCTCCCTGCCCATTTTAACAGAATCTGCTATTTCAAAGAACCGTTGTCTCAAAGACAATGCTATCCTATTTGACGGAATCAACCCTTCAAGTTTCTTTTCCACAACATCTACAGTGGTTTTCAGGGACTTGCCAAGTTCTAAGTTCCCAGCGTCAATAGCCTTTTTCAGCCCATCATAATCAATTATTTTAACGCCTTCGGGAGTGGTTTCTATGAAATCTGAGAGATTTATTTTGGTACCTGAGTTTTTCGTGGCGTCCTGTATCGCATTTCCAAGGGCTTTGATGTAGCTTTCTGTCTTTGTCTTTATGGATTCCTGGTCGTATTCAAATGTGCCGATTTTAGCGGTAAAGGTATGCTCATCAACCGCTTTTTCAGCCTCCTTGATATAATCCCCGAACTTGCCCATTTTGGGGAATAGCTCGTCCATACCGTCTGACAAGTCCTTAACGGCACGCTCTTGGTCTTGGATTGTTTTAGTTAAACCTGTAGCACCGGTATATACCGTACCGTGATACTGGTCTATGCTTCGATACATTAAGTCAAATTCGTATGCAAGTTGGTCTGCGTTGGCTGCCGCCTCGTCCAACTCTTCCATCTTGAAAGACTCCCGCAGAGCGTCGTTCGCATTTTTGCCTTCCTTGACAAGCCGCTTATAGTTATTTACAATCCTTTCTACCTGTCGGTCTGATAGTTTGACATCTTTTCCATCTTCTGTAAATGTATACCCTTTAAGTGCTTTTTTGAAATCGTCGGTTTGATCTTTTATATCATCCGCATAGTTCTTGACAATAGTATTGATACCCTCTTGCAGCTTTTGTTGGGCGACATATTCCCGTATGGCGACTGTGAGGGATTCGTAATTGCCTTGCATTGCCCGCAGCTTCTCGATTTTGAGGTCATCAAGCGGAATGATGTTTTTGTAGGTGTTCTCCAACTCCTGCAATGCCTCCCGTTGTTGTTTGCTGCCGTCCGCTGCCTTGACCGCCGCATTCGCCAACGCCTCGAAGTTCATTACAGATTGGTCTGCCTCTATCGTGGCTGCTTCCTTTATGTCTTTGAGCGCGTTTTTGAGTTGGCTGGCTTTCTCATACGCGCTGTAAAAATGTGTTGCCACCGCTGCTATTGCTGCAATAGTAAGTGTTATCCAGTTACCGCTTAACGTCGCTTTAAGTTTCCCCAACGCTTTGCTCCACAGGGTCGTGTTTCGTACCGCGATGTATTCTGCTTTGGCTGTATTGTAGGCGGCTTCGGCCGCCATTGTCTTGGCGGCAATCGCCTTATATTCTTCTGCTGTGGCTGTAGACCTCGCGGCTTGTTCTGCTTGTATCGCAGCCCGATAAGCATTTGACGCCGCTATGTATTTCTGATTGGCCGCGATTTTCACATTGTCTATGTTCTTTTGCCAACCTTTGACCTTTTTTGTCGCCCATATAGCAGCAAAGCCAAGTCCGGAAGCTCCCATCAACCTGCCAACTTCTCGCCAATTGCGCATTAAATCGGTCAGCAGCTCTATCGTGGCTTTTATCCCCTCGTTTACCCAACCTGTGTTGCCTATCTCGTCATACATCACTGACGCGGCATCGCCGAGCTTCGCCCACAAGCCGAAAAGCGTGTTGCCCTGCTTCTCCTGCATATTGTAGAACATGCCGCCTGCCGAAGTCATATCGTTAAATATGTCCTCGACCATCTCGAAGCCGACCATGCGCTTGCTCACCATCTCCATTACCTGCTCCGTGGTGACAGCCTTGCCGTTCAGCTTCTCGAACTTCTCGGCGAGCAATTCAAGCATCGGTATTCCTGCCTCTGTGAACTGACGGATTTCCGCTGCGCGGAGGTATGATGCGGCCTTGACCTGCCCGTAGGCGAGGACTAACCGCCCCATATCCACGCCTAAGCCAACTGACATATCTGCAAGGCGTTTGGTCGTGTCAAACAGCTTGTCGGTTTCAATCTTGTACGCTGCGACCTGTTTGGTGTATTTCGTCAAATCCATAATGGATATTGGCGACTTTAAGGCGAATGTCTTTATCTCGCTGAAAAGTTGATTGGCTCTTGCTTGGTCTTGGATTATAGCCCCAAGTGATACTCTCTGCAACTCAAATTGCGCAGTAACCTCTCTAATATTTGTGAAAAATTCTCTTACGTTGTTTATAGCCCATAAAGCAACCATTTTGCGTGCAAGCCTATCAATAATTGCAGATTGGCTATTATAGGCGTTCGTGAGATTGTTGACTCGTCTTGCTGTTTGTTCTGCTGCATTTGCAGATTTAAGTCTTGCAGCTGCAAGCCGTTCTTCTGCTTGGGCTGCTTTTGCTGCCCTTTGATGTGCAAGCTCCCTCGCCGCAGCCGCTCTCTGTTCATTTACTGCTATCTTTGAATTGCGTACAGCTTCGGGGGTGCCACCTGCTCTTGCGGAATATTTTTGCACTTGCTCTAATGCTTTGGCAAGTGTGCGGAGTTCGGCGGCAAGTTCTTTGATTGCCGTTTTGGTTTCGGGTGTGATAGGCTCTATTTTTAGCTGTGCCAATCGTTGTTTCACAGAGTCGAGGCTATCAAAGTTGAGCGGAGTAACTTTTAGTTTAATTTCCAACGTCCTTTTTTGAATTGCCTTTTCAAGTTGTGCTGCATACTTTCCATCCCAATCGTTTGACGCATCTTTAACCGCCTTGTCAAGGTCAAAGAATATCGGGAAAGTCATTCCATTGCTATTTGTTGCCATTTGTCCTTAAATTGTGCTATAAAACATATTGCGCGATTGCGTGTATGTGAGAGTATTGTGTTATCTTTGCATATTAAATATGCCCCATAATGGAAATGTCCGAAGAAGAACTCCGCGCCAAAATTGCATTTGCAAAAGAGCGTCAACGCCTTTTGCGAGAAGAACTGCAACAGCAGTTCGGCAAGGGTGGTTATGAGCATTTCGCTTCAAACCATGTTGCTGATACCACGCCCCACGCGATGCCTATTAGAGATGAAGTGCTTTGCCCTCGATGCGGAAGTTCCCAGATTGCAGCCAATCAAAAAGGGTTCGGATTTGGCAAAGCTGCCATAGGAGTGCTTTTGGCTGGCCCTGTTGGAATGCTTGGGGGCTTTGTGGGGAGCGGCAAAGTGAAAATCACTTGCCTTAAATGCGGTTATCAGTGGAAGCCATAAGCCGCGTACAAGTATCTTGGTGAGTAATTTCTTCATTCGCGTAAAAACAAAATGAGCCACCCCGGAATTGGGATGGCTCATGGCTCTGTTGATGTTGCAAAGATAATAAAAATATAATGTAATTTATTAGATTTTATTGTATAATTCAGACTAAATCACTATCATTGCAATCTTAGTAATTGTTATAGCTCACGGTGCGCATAATGAGGATGGCTCTAACTTATTTCATTTATCAGATACCGTGATGGTGACGCTGCTTGCTACAACAACAGCTAATGTTTTGGGTCTTGCACTCATAGTCCTACGCGGTTTGTTTAATAATTCCCCAAATCACTGATTTTTCTTCTCTGTCGCCTCCTCCATCGCTATCCGCTGCATATCGTCTGGGGTGAGAGGTTTGGGCTGCTCAAAAATAGGCTTGCCTGTCGCCGGGTTGATTGCCCTGCCAAGCACCGCCGCCAGTTCCGCGTCGCTCCACATCCGCTTCTGCTCCGCAGTCAGCTTCTTCGGCTTCTCTTTCGGCGTCTCATAGTCGTAGTCGTAATAACCTTTGTCTATCAACATGAGCGTAACGAAGTCCGCGCTGTCGAGATACCAATAGCGCAGCCACGACCAGAAACCGTAGTTGCCGTAGATGGCCTTTATTTTCTCGTTGTCTGCCGAGCATTGGAACGTGCTGCCGACTTGCTGTCCTCCTGATTTTTCGGCGAAGCGTCCTCGTCCAACATACTTTCCGCTGATGCCTTTCTCTCTTGCAGCTGCTTGACGGCTTCGCCAACCTGCATCGTAGAGAGAACGAGTGCCCGTTTTGAGCTTCCCAAGTTGGCCAAATAAAAATTTTTGTTTTCGCCGATAGCCTCGTCGGAGTTGATTGTGGCCGACACTTTTTCGCTCTCGTTGTAGATGCGCCGCCATGTCAGAGCAAAGGAAAACGGAATCAGCCACAATCGTTTGCCGAGGACTTTGTGCGCCGCTTTCTTTGCGTATGCCCGGCGGATTTTGGCGTTGAGCCGTTTGGCTTTCCTGCGGCTTACGCCGTTCGCTTTCAACTCGCTTTGCCAATATCGGATGTCGAAGTCGAGGTTGAGCATCTTCAAGTTTTGCTTCTGCGAGGTAGGGCGTATGTGCCACACCTTGCCGTTAATCACCACGCGCTCTGACTTACCGCGCTGAATCGCGTTAGCCTCCACGAGCAAGCCTAACATCGCCTGTTCGTCAAGCGTCAGTTCGGGCATTCCCTCCTTATTTTCTTGCTTGTTGTTTTCCTCTGCCATGTTTGGTAATTAAAAGGGGCGGCGGCACTGAAGCTACCGCCCCTCGTTAGTATTACAATCCTGTTACTTATGCACCCGCTCCTGTGCCCGCTGTTACCTTAATCGGGTCAGCGCCAAGCGGGATGAACATCAAGGTTGACAGATTATCGGTCTTGATGCTCTCGCCCTGCGCTTTGAGCGTGTATTGCCAAAGGTCATCATCGTCTGTGCCGGGCGAGAAATTGACCGATCCCTTGGGAAACAATGCAAGCTCGTTGTGAGTGAGGTTAAGCACACCCACAGGACAGCGGAAATCCATGTCCTCCGGGTTAAGCCCGATGATGTCCTTGCCCTCGGCGAGAGTGAAGCCGTCGCCAAGCGAGTCCGCGGCGTGGGTGCGCCCTCCCGCAATTATCGCAGTTTCCTTTGAGTGCGGGACGCGGCAGCTCCACGCGAATGTACCGGGGGTGTCCTTTGAGCGGATAACGCCGCCCTCGGTGTCACGTAGCACCTCAATTTCGCTCTCGTCGCCGTCCCAAGACGGAGACCCCTCGGTAATCGGGCCGCAATCCTTTCCCTTGGCAAGAATGTCGGCAAGGGTCGTGGCAGGGGTCAGGTTTGCGAGGTCAAAGTCCTTAAAGATAATTACGCGGGCATAACCGTCAAACATTCGGGTCTGCACCTCGATTCTTTCTACTTTTGCCATTTTCTTTGTATTTAAGTTGTTAATAATCTATTGCTCGCCACGCTACATTGAGAATCGTTGTCGCGTAGCCTGTCGTAAGGTTCACCGTCGGGGGCGTTATCACGTTGGTTGCGTCAAGCTCGAAGAAGAATCCTTGCGAGGACGTGCAGTTGACAACCAGCTCGCATTGCTCCACCATCTGCCGCAGGCGGCGGGTTTTCGCCGTGCCGTCGGTGTTGCTTTTGCAGTAGATGGTCAGTGCGAGGTTGCCGAGATACAGCCCGAAAGGTTTCGTCCGCGAGGTTATTACGCCGTTTGTCTGAATGGTGATGAACTCGTCGGCCAACCCCTTGTTCGGCATTTTTGCCTGCTCATAGGCGTGGACGGCATACTTCTTTGTCTTTGAAGTCTGCACCTCCACCTTGCCGTCGAGCAACGCCGCGAGTGCCGTGTCGGGGGTCAGTTCCGCTATCGTCATAGGCTTGTTCCTGCTGTTACGGTTACACTTTCGGCTATCGGTCGGAGTCCGGCAAGAATCTCTTTCAAGGCATCCTCATGGGTTTTATTGAAGAATCCCTGCCCGCGTCCGAGCGGTGAGCCGTTCTCGTTGATGTAGTAAGCGTATGGCACGGTGGACATCACCACAAACCACATCCCTTTGCTGAAAGTCGTTGCAGCGTCCGATACAGTGCGTTGCAAAAACTCCGAGCCCTCAATGCCGTAGTGGTTCACGCCTCCGAATCCGCTCTTGGCTTTCTTTGAGGCGTGTTTGGCTGTCGGGCGGAAGTAGGCTAACGTGCCGTCATTGTACACGGCCACGCCTGTCGCATCATGCAGGTTGCCGGTGTATTCGGGGATGTAGCCCGAACCTATCGCCGTCACGATGCTGTCTGCGACACGTTTGAGGACGTTCAGCAAATCGGGCGCGATTACTTTCTTGACGTGTACCGTCAAGCCTTTCATCAACACCGATTTGTTGTAGCCCTGATAGCCTCTTACGCTCTTAGCCATTCTTCTCCGTGCTTTGCTTAATCTCTATCTCCGTCACATAGTCGCCTGTCAGGTCGAGACCGAGGTCGTTGGCGAGCTTCACCACTCCCTCGCGCTTGCGCCCCAATTTGGTCGTAACTGCGATATTGTCGTTCTCCATCACCATCACCGCCTTTGGCAGATACACCACGTCGTTGTGCGAAATTATCGAGAGGCTTGTCTGCCCTCCCGGCTGAAAGTCGCACACTCCGTCATAAATCTCCTCCAGCATAGGATTGTCCCATTCGTCATATTCGCCTGTCGAGCGCGTGATCACGCAATGGTCTGGGTAACTCAAATCGCTCATAACGGGTATATTCTACGTCGGTTGAACTTGTCGGTCGCATCAAACATTCCTCCGCTGTCGGCCACCTCCTCAATAGCCAGCCCCAACTCACGGCGAAGACGGTCTCCCTCCTTGCGCCATGATTCACGGGTCGCCACATCAATGGCCTTGCCGCCAATGGATATTTGCCTGTTGCCTCGTTTCTCACTCCGAGTGCCGCCGTCGGTAGCCCCCGACATGGCGTAGTAGAGGGTAGAGAGGGCATATTTCAGGCTGTTGCCGAATATCTCGTCCCCGGCATAGTCGGATTTCTCCATCCCAAGGCTCAATGACATGAATCGGGAATTATCCAAATCACCCGGGGAATCCGCCGCGACTACAAGCACATCGGGGTCAATCAATCGCCCGATGCCTTGGAACTTGCCCCTGAAATAGCTCTCTACCGTCATGCCTTACTCGCTTTTGGTGGTTGTACGCTTGGCCGCCATGCGGCCTGTGGTCGCCTGTTCAGTGAAAGCCACGTTGTGGATTTGGCTCGGAACGGTGAACACGGGCAGGCAGGTCAGCTCGGAACGCCATATAGCAACTTTCTCACGCGTTTCATACCAATATTCGATAAGGCCTCGACCGCCGAAGATGTCGGTGCTTATCACAGCCGAGGAATCCACGCGGTTAGGCGCAACAGGAATAATGGTGATGATGTTTCCGCTCGGACGCAGAAGCATACGGCCCTCATCGAAGCAGTCCATCTTGTTGCGTTTCAGCGAGGGAGCTGCGTCGGTCTGCTTGACCGCAACCTCGACGGCGGTAACTGCGTTTGACAGAAGCACCTCGTCGATGTCGCATATCTGCTTGAATATTGCTATCTGTGCTTCCTGCGAAGCCGTGAGTAGCCAGTTAGCGCCAAATGCTACAGCATTGGCATCGTTGTTGGCAGTCAGATAGAAGGCTCCGTTCATGGCGTAGGCGATTGCCTTTGCCCATGCCGGATGCTTAAGCAACTTTTTGAACGACTTGGCGTTCATTTCAAGAGTGATGCGGTCGTAGCTGTGGAATGGGTCGTTCTTGATGTCGTAGACAAGCTGCTGAATGTACTCGACTGGGCTTACTTCTTCGTTGTAGGCGACAACCTTGTGGTTCTCGTCCTCTGTCCAAAACTTTACCGTCCTGCGGTTCTCTGCCGGAACGTGAGAGGGGAATGTCAGGCCCACAATGCCTTTCTTGGCGGTTTTGTCGTCGAGCTTGAAGTCGAGGACTGATTTCAGCTGACCCACCATGAAGTTCACGGTGTTTTTGTGGGCGTTGGGGATTGCCGACAGCTTGTCATAGAAGAAGTCCTCCATGTCCTGATTGACGGCATCCTCAACATTGCTTGTCCCAGCAAGCGCACTGCGGATTCCGTAAAGCTGATGCTTCTTTTCGGTGACATCAACTTCATCAAGGGTTATGAGAGCCTTGTGACGTGGAATCGAGCCTGTGAGCTTGTTGTATTTCACAGAGCCGCCTATTGCGCGAGGGTCGGAATAGAGGTCGGTGAATGTTGCCATAACCTCCACGTTGTTGTATTTCTCCCACATTTCGTAGGTGAATACGTCCTGCAAACGACCCCACTCTGCGCCTCGGATGTCGAGATTCTGATTCTCACCTTTGGCGAAAACGGTGTTGTAAAATGATGCGAAGATAGGATTGGAAGTGATTCCGAAATACCCCATCAAATCGCCTATGTTTTTGTAACTATTCATAATTCAAAAGGGTTAGGAAATTGTTTCAATCGGTTCTTCGTCGAAGTCGATAAGCGGGAGTGCCGCTCTCTGTGCTGCGGTAACCTCTGCCTCGCAGAGATTGATGCGGATTGAGGCCGGCCCAAGCACGATTGCGAATGTGCAACCGCCCTCGCCCATAACCACGTCGGCTCTAAGTATGCCTGTAGGGCTGGTAGCTGCCGCTCCAATTAGGGGCGCAGTGCCGACTTCCTGCAACTGCACAGGCGTCCCTGCCGGGAATTTTGTACCTACGGGGTAGGTGTCATTCGGGAGTACTGCCACGCCGATAAGTTTGGAATGGTCGATGTAGTTCCACAGAGGCAGTCTTTCGGCATGAGTTTCCGCTGTCTGATAAGGGAAGCTGTTCCCTCCGTAATTTGCCATGCTGTTGATTGTTAATGGTTAAACTTTTTGTTATTCTCCGGCAACTGCTCCCTGACGCTCCTGCTGACGTTTTGCCATCGCCTCAAAGCGAGCTTGATGGTTGTCGCCACCTCCGCCGTCGCTTTGGAACGGCTTGGAGAAATCCGTCACGCCCTTGTCTTTCACTGCTGGGTCGAATTCCTCGCGGAAAGCGGCGATAAGCTGCTCGCCGTTCATCTGTTCGCCTCCGGCCTTGTAGACTTTCATCGCAATGTGTTTCGCCATGTCGCGTTCCTTGGGGAAGCCTTCGGCGTAGTCCCATTCGTTGATGAATTTGTCAAGTGCTGTCACGGCATCCTCTTTCGCCTTTGCGGCTTTGAAGCCGGCTAACTCGTCGCGTAGTACCTTGTTGGAGTCAAGAATCTCTTGCGCCCATGCGGGCACGGTTTCGTTCTGTTGGTTATCGCCTCCGTGCTGCTGCGACTGCTGGCTTTGCTGCTGTTGCTGCTGGCCCTGTTGTCCTTGGGATTGGTTGTTGCCGTTGAGCTTCGCTTCTAATTCCGCTTTCTCTTTTTCCAACCCTTTCAGTTTGGTTGAATACTCCGTGCGTACCTTGTCTGCTTCGCTCTGATAGGATTTCATCACGCCCTTGACAGCTTCACCTTCAACGAAAGCCGCAATTTCAGACTCATCCTTTACGACGGTCACTCCTAAGGCAGCCAGCCCGTCAACTACTGTTTCAGGCACCCCCAAGTTCTTATACCCTTGTGTAATTGCCTCCTTGATTTTTGTTTTCATATCTTACTGTTATATAGTTAGTTGTAAAAGAAAAAGAGCCGACAAACGATGTTGCTCGTCTATCGGCTCTTTGGCTCTGTAATAGTTATGAGAAAAAGATTATTATGAGTCTCTATCTGTCAAGGCTTATATCCTTTAGCTCAATGCGAATAGGCCTGCGACACGCTTTGCACCATAGCTCAATATAACCTTGTTGAGCTATAACATCCTCATATTTCCCAAGGACTTTCGGCTTGCGGCCTTGTTCCGCGCATAGTGGACAATAAATTTTGCCTTTCATGACGGCAAAAATAGCTATTTCAAATAAATAATGCAATAATATTAAAGAAAAACTTTAAATATTTATTATCTTTGTGGTGAAATAGAGCCCCAGAGCCGACACGCAATAGCAATAATGCGTAGTCGGCTCTTTTCATGTTATGTTTAGGATTCTAAATAAAAATATAGACTTCTCCAAGATTCCGCTTTACCCAAAGGTGGAGCGCAAACTGGCTATCGTCGGTGATAAAGGCTGGGACAAGGTTGGCGGCTTTACTTTGCGCGACAAGGAGACCTTCGGCGTTTATGCCGACTATATGCCTCAGCCGGGATTGCAAGAAAGCCTGTGCGCTTGCGAAGCAAACTTGATTTTTATCTGCGGTGCCGCAACGAGCGGAAAGACATATTCCATGTACCTTAAATCGCTTTACGGCATGGATAAGCCGGGATTCACCGCCACGCTTTTCTCTTTCCGTGAAAAAGATTCGCAAAAAGGCTCGTCTATATTCCGTGACGGCGTGGAGGTACTCGGCAACTTCGCTAACTGCGACTATGTATCATCCGGCAACATCGGCTTCCGCTACCCTCAATACAACTCGCAGCTCCAGCTTGCCAACTTCAACTACAATACCGACAACCCCTCAGAATGGGGCGACTTCAAAGAGGATATGAAAAAACGCCAGTCCTCGCTGAATATGATTGACGAGTGTACCAAGATGAAAGAAAAGGGATTCTTGTATCTCTTTTCCCGAAACCGAGACTCGTCAGGTATGACACCGCAGACTATCGCGTCTTTCAACCCCGAATTTGAGCATTTCACTTGTCAGGAGGTGCTGATTCCGGCAGGATATACCGAGCCTTACATGACAGGGGTGCGCATAAAAAAAGACTGGGAGGGAAGAATCCGATATTTCTATCTCAAAGGCAAGACTTTCAAGACCGCTGTGTGGGGCGACAGCCCGGAGGAAGTGGTCGCCGCAGCCGGAATAACAATCACTGACGAGGAGCGCAAGGCAGGCATGACGGAAGCTTCGCTTTGCAAGTCGTTCACTGTGTTCACAGGCGAAGCAGCAGGTAACAGAAAACTTGTCAATGCCACAGGCGGTCAGTCTGTCGCCAACCTTTCGGCTTCCGGCGATGCTGACGCTCTGCGAGGCGGCGTTTTCTTGCCACGCGACAACGAGGAAATCAGTGTGAACCGCCAGATGATTCTTGACCTTTGGAGTAATCCGATTAATAATTCAGACGAGTGGTTTGCCACAATGGACGTTTCAGCGGGCAAAGACACATCCGATAACTCGCCGATGGTGATATGGAAAGGGACGCATATTCAAGAAATTCATCTTTATAAAAATGATGAGCCGATTGTCGGCTTTATCAATCGATTGCTCGACCGGCACAAAATCCCAATATCTCATTTCGCTTACGATGCGACAGG